GCCGCCTGTGAATTGCTCTGCGACCTTGTGATCGACGACCGCGTGATGCTCGATCAACCATTTACGCTCTTTGCGATACTCTTTGCAAGTAGACACGTAGGCAAGTGACTGTTTGAAACCAATATAAAGCAGCAAATGCTCGATAAGCGGTTGCAGAAATCGTTCATCGTTCATCTTTGTGACTTTGACGTGAAAAAAGTGTTTTATTGTCGTGTCACAGTGACATGCGATGGCAGACAGTCTAATGATCGATTGTAGTGTTTGGAAAGCGTCAAGTGCGTCAACGTCGGTGGCAGCGTCACGTTGTCGAGCGACTGATTAAAGTAGACGCCCAACGTCAAGTGCGTCAATTTTGGCGGCAGAGTCACGTTTGTTAGTGACTGATTAAAGTCCCAGCCAAACGCCAAGTGTGTCAACGTTGGCGGCAGCGTTACGTTGTCGAGCGACTGATTAAAATAGTAGTCAAACCTCAGGCGCGTCAACTTTGGTGGCAGCGTCACATTGTCGAGCGACCGATTGAAGCAGACACCAAACGTCAAATATATCAGCGTCGACGGCAACGTCACGTTGTCGAGCGGCTGATTGAAGTTGTCACCGAACGTCAAGTGCGTCAACGTCGGCGGCAACGTCACGTTGTCGAGCGGCTGATTGTAGTGGTGTCCAAACGTCAAGTGTATCAACGCCGGCGGCAGCGTAACGTTGTAGAGTGACCGATTGAAGTGAAGGCCGAACGTCAAGTGCGTCAACTTTGGTGGCAGGGTCACATTGTCGAGCGGCCGATTGAACTGTGCGCCAAACGTCAAGTGCGTCAACATCGACGGCAGGTTTACGTTGTCGAGCGACTGATTAAAAAAGGAGCCAAACGTCAAGTGCGTCAACGTTGGTAGTGTCACATTGTCGAGCGGCTGATTGAAGTGCCAATCAAACTTTAAGTGCGTCAACGTCGGCGGCAGCGTCACATTGTCGAGCCGCTGATTGAATTTGTGGCCAAATGTCAGGCGCTTCAACGTCGGCGACAACGTCACTTTGTCGAGCGATCGATTGAACCAGTGGCCAAATGTCAGGCGCTTCAACGTCGGCGGCAACGTCACATTGTCGAGCGACCGATTGAACCAGTTTCCAAACGTCAGGTGCGTCAACGTCAGCGGAAACGTCACATTGTCGAGCGGTTGATCGAACCAGTATCCAAACGTCAAGTGCGTCAATGTTGGCGGCAACGTCTCCAGTTGATCGACACATTCGACTGTCGCCGATCGATACTTGATCGAAATGCTGCCTGCGAATTGCTCAGCAACCTTGTGATCGACAATCGAGTGCTGCTCGATCAACCAAATACGCTCTTTGCGATGCCAGTTGCACGTCGACACATAGGCAAGTGTCTGATCCAGACCGACATAGAGCAGTAAATGCTCGACAAGCGGTTGCAGAAATCGTTCGTTGTTCATCTTTGAGGGTTTGGTATTTATTTACGTATCACCGTGACTTGCGTCGACAAACAATCCAACGGCCATCTATGCGTCACGTTGTCGAGCAACTGATTGAAGTGGTGACCAAATGTCAAATGTGTCAACGTCGGTGCCAGCGTCACATTTTCGAGCGACCGGTTCAACAAGGCGTAAAACGTCAAGCGCGTCAATGTCGGCGGAAACGTCTCCAGTTGATCGACACTCTCTGCTGTCGCCGATTGATGCTTGATGGAGATGCCACCTGTAAATTTTTTGACAACCTCGTGTTCGACGATCGTCTGCTGCTCGATAGACCATTTTCTCTCTTTGCGATACTCTTTGTATGTCGAAACGTAAGCCAGCGTCTGCTGCAATCCGACGAGTGACAACAATCGTTCAATCAATGGTTGTAAAAAGCGTTCATTGTTCATTAAGGTGGCTTTGATATTTATTTCCGTGTCACCGTGACAAGCGGGGACAGACTGTCCAAACATTGGCTATAATGCTTGGAAAACGCCAGTCAGTGTTTGCTGAAGTGGGATTATTGACCAATTTTTTGACATCTTGCAACGAAAAATGAAGTCCAGAGGTGGGCCGTGGCGATCGCGACTGCCAACCATTTGACCCTCGACAGCATTGTCATCTTGTCAAGCGACCAACAGATACTTGGTTAAGACACCGCCTGCGATGAACGATCGCGTTCTGTTCGATCAACAATTTGCACTTTTTGTGATAGTTCGCACGCCCGTTTGACCTGTGCGTTCGGGAACAAATATATATTTTCACAAAATGCCACAGTCTCGCTGTGTATATTTTAAATGCAATAGAGAAAACTGTCCACAATGCAAAACTTGGAGCGACGGCAACAATTCTATGATCACAGCGGTCAACTGGTCGAAAAAGAATTGGAAAAATTGCATGGGAAGGTGGTTGAATTTCGAGTTTGGCAGTATATCGACGCTTTGGGTCTTTTCGAGTGTCTGTCCATTTTCGCAGATGGTTTTCAGCTTCCTTCATTGCGGTCCAAAAGTTATACGCAAACACTGAATCATGATTCTGTCAGCCGCGATGACTATTGTCCTCAAACGAGACAAGAAGCTATACGTACCGATCAACGACAGCGCAAAAAAATCCGGAATGAGCATTTAGAACAAGGGGGTCGACCTCGCTCGTTGAAAGAAGTCTCTTTGGCCACACCGAATCGCACCAGACTGCTGAATGGTAAGCTATTCACAAAGAACTTGTTGCTACAGACTAAAGAAGGAGGGATTCCCAAAGCTTTGCAATAAAAAATCCGTCCCGGCTCTACATTGCAACCAAAAGAACGGAAACAATATAACACATAAATGCAACTTTGGTTGATCTTTCAGCTTGCCAGCGGACGGAAATTTCACTGCTTCAACTATGACAGCAAGTGGCATTTTGTGCTGTGCCACTTCTGCGACACGTTCGAGTTCGCAGACGGTATAGAAGCACGGAATTATTTTAAAGAGTCGCTGAATGATTTTTGCACGCTGTACATAAGACGCACGTCGTCCAAACGACAACAAAAGCAAAAGTTGATGTGTTCAGTTCCACCCAGTGGCGGAAAAGCGGTAAAGTATGTAAACAAAGTTTCCAATCGAGTCCAATTGAACAGAGAAGGTCAGGCCGTCAATCTAGACAGCGCTGAACTGCAAGCGCATTTTGAGTCTTTGAAACCTAAAGATACAGCAGACAGGACGATTGTACAGCTGCGATTTTTTTGCGAGTACTTGCGCGAAATGTATGGCAGGTGGCAGCACAGGCGCCAAAGGCTGCAAATGCCATATGTGCAATTTTACAAACACTTGTCGACAGACTTGCGCTGTCCGTCGTGGAGTTATTTGTTGCAAAATTTGCATCTAGTTGAACCCATTGCAGAACATTATCTAAATGGATCAGAGCCGCACATCGATCGCGATAGGCAAACAGATGAGTTGTTGCATTTTTTGTCTGTGCAAAAAATGGCACGCGTCAAGCAAGTCACAGAGATTGAAGTAAGTCAATCAGACACGGCGCTCAGTGCTCCACAACCTGCTGGCAATTCTACTATCAAACGAAAGCCAGACGGTCCGGTCGTCGACAGGCATAACACGGCCGTGGCACGCGCGCAAAGAAAAAGACGCAAACTGTCGCAGCGAGACAAAATGGCTGTGGCAGCGGAACAGAAATGGCGTTGTGGCTGGTGCGAGTCGCTGCTGGAGGATGGCTTTGAAACAGATCATATAGAGGAATTTCACGAGACGGGCAACGATCACTACGAAAATTTGTGGGCAATTTGCGCCAACTGTCACAATCGGAAAACAGAACTCGACCGACGTCGCAAAAAACCGCACATTTGGGCAAACTACAGACCGCTGACTGCTGAAAAACGAGAGCAAAGACGCCGCCAAATTTTGGCCAAAATAACCAAATTATGAAAGATTTATTGCGACTGTACTTGATTGTCGATTTGCCGCAGCAAATCAGATGTAAGACCGGCCGGACAATGGTGTGCTTTCATATCCAGATGTTTTCTATGCGCCAGTTTTGTTGCGTCATACACCAGCGGCAGAGAATCATCGTAGTAGACAATTTTTTGTCGCGAATCGTGGTCAAAGTTTTGCAATGCCTGCATTATATGCCATTGCTTACTTGATTCATTGTATTTTGCGTACACCTGAAAGCGTTTTGTTTCAAACAAAGCCGCAACCTCTTTGACGGCGCAAATGTCAATCGTTTGCGTGGTCTGATCGACTTTGTTGTCGTTTGCCAGAACCCATTCGCCGGCTATCGCAACCAACCAACGCAGCACCAAACGGCGCCCACCGACTGCCTCATATGCTTTCTTCTCGTCAACACTGAGAGTCGCTGCGCGCATTGCTTCAAATCTCTCGTCGGCCATGGTCACGACAGCCACACACTTTTTGTCGACATGAACCCATTTGAGCAAGTAATTGAACAGCAGGACAGGATCGTTACAGGCCACATTGTGTGCCAAAATCGCATTGTGCTGCGTTGGAAAATCTTCTCGATACACTTTGTGATTGATTCGCAGGAAGTTCAGAGCACCGCTGGTGTGCTGCTTCGTCAGAGTCTTATCAAAGTCCAGCAACAAAATATCGACGCACTCTTGACTCATCTACGACCTTGGGCAGTTTAAACCTTCCAAACTGTGCAGCTGAAAAAAGCATCGTCTTGTGTTTTATCTGATGAAATAACAGCGGCATCGATTTTGCGTGCCTTTTGGTTTCTGCAACATTTATTGTCTCTTGATGATATGCCATGTTCGATCGATTGATGTACATTTTCGTTTTACTTTGCGTCCAATTTCGGTTTTAACATGGTGCTGCTCCAATGGCCCCAGCGCGACGTGTTTTGCATGTACAATAAATCATCTTCGGGCATGTTGTTTGGATCCAGATACCAGTCTAAATGTCTTGCATTGTGACGTCCGTGACACAGCAAAGCATCGCTAAGGCGCTTGAAACGAAAGGAGCGCCGATAGACGCCAAACGTAGTATCCAATTTACGAAAAGCACAGGCTACCGTCTCGCTCTGCCAAACGACGTTCATGAACTTGTCGTTTGCGTGTCCGACACGATGACGTTGCAACAGTTCTTCCTTCAGCGGATAGTGATCAGGAATGTCGTCAACGCGCAATTCAGGACCAGCACTGGTAATCGTTGGCACATTGTCCAGCAAGTGGCGATAAAACAGCAAGGTGTCTGCGCGTGTGATCTCGCTATCGAACTCGATGTCTGGATCTGTGACCGCATAATATTGACACTTGTTTTCTGTGGTAAGAAAGTAGTTTTCGACGCTTTTGGCGACGTCGTCCAGTTCGTTGCTGTCGTTCCAG